GAGAAAACCATTCTCGCAAAGCACCATCAATGTTTTGCATGGCTTGCTGTACACGTGTAAGAGCTTTAGACTTTAGAACCGCATGGAGACTCTTAAAGATTGAATCTTCGTCGAGTGCCCCCATAATCATTCCTACGTCTTCACTATACACGTTAGCGCGCTTGAGCAGATCTGCTTCCTCATCCGTCATATACGGTGTAGGTTCTGACTCCTTATCGGGCATTGTAAATTTCATATCACGTTCTTCTAGAAAATTGGCCACAGCAATGTGGTTAAATTCCGGGAAGTCTTCGTGAACTGAACTTTTCGCATCATCACCATAGGTAATGAGCGAACATACATCACGAAATTCAGGAACATTCTCACGTTCCTTAGTAATGTGATAATATGCACACCTGAAAAGAAGAGCATTCACAACAGAGTTGATATACACTGTCAGATTCTGTCCTGATGGATTGGAACCATAGTGCTGAATCAAATCACCGTTGTATGCCATCAATGGATAACAAATGTCTGTAGCAATTCCTTCCATGACAATTAAGTCACGAGCTGAATAGCCACATTCCTTTGCGATGTCCATCATGACACGGAATGCCACAAACATCACCTGTGCCGGCATGCGTAGATCATACTTGCTGTAATCACCAGCCAAGATACGATTTTTCCCAAAACGCATGACATGTTTAGCCAATTGATCCCATTCGGGACCTTGAGCATTTACACCAACGGCACATTCTGATGAAAAGGGAAGCATGGACAATATTCGAGCAACCGGGAGATAGTACTTGCGCACTAACAATTGAAGTGCGACAGGAGCTCCCTGAAAGACTCTGACCTTGTCCTTAGTCAATTTAGTGGGTTCATCCTTCAAACATGCTTTAAAAATAGGATAAGCTCTTTCACCTTTCAGGTAGAGTTCTTCCATTTCATAAGCATGATCCCAAAAACGCTGATCCAATACAGCGGGGCACTGATGGGTAGGATGATCAGTCGGGTCCAATAGTGTAATAAAATTAGACTTTGGACCAGACAACGGATACCCAATAGAAGTTGTGGGTGGCATTTTATCGATGAATCGAAGACCATCAATACCACACACAGTTTCCATTTCCGTTAAAGGTTTGACATCCACTTTCAAACTTGGGATATCATCCAGTGCCCTAAGGAGGCCCTTGGTATAATCATCAGCAGCACGTTCTAACAATGAACCTTCAATTCCACATGAGGGTCTAGTTGAATACTGTAAAGATGCTTGCCAAGGCCATCCCCTACGGAATTTGGGACCCCCCCATTTCTGAGGTATCCCACATACGTCCTCCACGTGCTTAGATATGACAGTTGTCTCCACATCGGAGTAATAAGATGCACGACCTTTTACTTGACCATAGTACTTACAATTAGTACCTTCGGGCAGGAAATTGATCGGGCTTTTAGGGTGCACAGATGTATTCTCAAAGAATTGTACATCATAAAGTTCCTTCGGTATAGTACCAGAACTCTTTGATAGAACAACTCCAGGAACCTGGCGCAACGCCTCAAAAGCAGCATCAAATTCTGTCTTAAGTAGAAGACCACTACAACCCTGAGTTTGACCATTCCTTCCACCCAAATGGAAACCACCGATAAGTGGTCCACGGGTTTCTGTGATCAATGGTGCTATACACAAACCCTCAAAAGTTTCAAACTTGAGGTCGTATTTAGCACCGAAAAATTCAGCTGCAAGTGTCACAATTTCACCAACATTCATCATCAATTTGGATCCAATACAGGACCCATCTCTCTTTTTGTATGTAAGGCGAGCTGGAACACTAGCAAAACGTTGCAGTGGAAAGTATTCTGTCAAATCCTTCCAATCCCCACCATTGGGGACCCATACCACCGACAGATCAGTATTGGGAACGTCCATACTAAACTTACGATATAAGAAACACTCAAAATTTCCCCCAATCAATGAGGGATCATGGCGAGTGAATGTTGCCTTAATATCGTTAGCTTTCCACATATGGCGTGGAACGATGGCAACATTCGACTTCGGGAAGAATGCATCACATTCAAAGTTGCGCACTCTACCGTTGTCCGTCAAGGTAATAGCCATATGACACAGATTATTCTGAACCATTTTCTCTAAACAATCGGGAGTAGTAGTTTTAGATTTCTCTGTACATGGCATTTCACTCACCTTAACGCCAGCCCACGGATTCACTTCAGAATCACGCTCAACAATATCTTGGGATGTTTTTGGAACGAGATTCCCTTGTGGTGTTGGAGTAACTTTGAAAGCTTTCCAAACTTGTGCAATTGCGTACAATGCTGCTACGACTACACAAGTGCTTGTAATCCACTTGACATGTCTATCACGATACATCTTGAAGATTTTAGGCATAGCTTCATTGTTCGCTGCAACTTCCTCATACATCCTCCTCTTCTCAAATTCAACAACCCCCGTAATGCCCATCACAGGGAATACGAGAGTGAAAACGAGATAGGGGTGAATGAATGCAACAAGGTAAATGCAGAATCCAATACTCAAAAGATGGTTGAAATAAGAACGGCGAATACGTTCGCGTAGTTTGGTCTCACGAGTGAACCACACGATATTTTTCATCCAATCTTTCTCAATCCACTCTTTTGGAACCCAATTTGTCCAACAAACCCAGCGAGAATTTTCAAGCCAATCCAGACGCCTTAATAGCATCTCAACTGATTGCTTCTCAATCTCGTCGGTCCAATATGCGATATGTGGTCGCCACCATCTATCCCATTTGCGGGCTCTGGGCAACATGGCAGCGATGATCCTTTCACCAACTTGTTCGACAAAAAAGTCTTCCTCCTCTTCTTCATCAGAAGAATCCTCCTCTTCTTCGTCGGAAAAATCCTCCTCCTCTTCCTTATGATAGGCCTCACAACGCGTACAGTAACCTGTAACACACCGATCGTCCATCTTATGAAGATAGGTATGATCTTCATGTGTACATATGCACACATCTGGCGTAGGAAATCGACATTTTGGACAAAGCTGAATTTGTTTGTCAAGATTGTTGCTCTTGGCAACCAATTCCTTCTGGACGGCGTAGAATTTTTTGGAGTCTTGTCCGATCCAACGAATCAATTCTGGCAGTCCAATATCCTTGAGAGGTCTACCCTGAAATCGAACAACCTCCCATCCAACAGTTGCTGCTTTTCTTTTCACCTTATTTGGTACAGGAAAAGATTTCTCTACGGTGATATCCCAAAAATCGGGAATCAAAGGTGAACCATTGGGAAAAGCAGCACGAACCTTAGCTTCGTTTAGCATGCCATGAACTGCATACTCTTGTTTGACTCTGCAAGTCAAAGTAACGCGATCACGACGTGTAATTGAAGCGGGTTCGTTGGAATAAACGGTGGCGCATGTATCCTTCACATTCTTGGTTCCAATAACAACTTTTGGTTCCACTGAAACCTTACCCTTCATGTCAGCTTCAGCCATGTTTGCATACATGCGAACATTGTTGACAAGCTGAATCATCAGGGATGTGGGAGCACGCTCGACGAAATCAGCTTTTGTATTACCAATATCGTCAATCAAAACACCATTCGTATAGGATCGGAAATTCGACATGAATTTGTCTGCTTCATTCAAAGTGACAATTCTATCGTCGGAAGCACAATAGTTATTGTATAACAACGTAGTTACCATCAATATGTTAGCTATGGTTGATTTACCTACTGCTGTGCCCCCGTAAACTCCGATCGAGTATGGTGCTTCGCGCAAACCGCCCTGCACACGAGTTTGGCGAAATGTTGCTTGCCATTGACGAAGAACATCAACCTTTCGGCTAAGAATATTCTTCTCAACAACACCTTTACAGGTGGTCTTCAACATTTGTGCCTTCTCGATGCACTGCGCAAGAAGAGCTTCATAATCATTTTCCGACATATCTTCATATTTTTCGAGATTACCACATTTGGCATACTCGTGACAACGAAGACACTTAGAATATGCTTCCTCAAACTCTTCATTCTCCATGTTACCATACAACAACGGTTTAATTGATCCTCTTTCGAAACAAGCGTATCCACCTTCGGCAAAATACACGATGGTTTCAAATACTGCATCAATCAAATCAACAGCTGATGCGTGTCTGGTAAGCGCACCAATGGAGAACATCTTTATGCCTCCGATCCGGAAATCAAGATTAGCGGAATCACACAAACCTAGAGCCAAACAAAGACTCAGGACATGTGAGATCTTCGAGAATCCCTCATTCCGAATTACAAGAGACCAATTCTCCTGGAGGTCTTTCAGAAGCAAAAGCCAACTGGGTTTTTCCTTGTCAGATTTGACTCCAAACTCACCGGTCTGCGAATCAAATTCTGCACCAAGCAATTCTGATAGATAACTAGCTACCACATTGGCAACTGACTTATCATACTCAGTCTTGAGATACAGAAAAATCGTGGCAAGGAAGCCAGAAACAGTAGTACAATCTTTTGCTGCAACAAATAGAGCACCCAAATTTTCGACACGACTTAAAAGCTTGTCATCAATTGGAATACCTTTAATGTTAGCAAGATTTGAAAACACTGTGGCAATTGCGATAGAGCCAATCTGCGGAGTAAATTTCTCCTTTGGCTTCTGTTTATGCCTCTTCCTATTATCCCGTCCACCACGGGAAACAACCTTCGTACGCTCTATGATACGGGCATTCCGATTTTTCCGATACAGATTCCGGCGATCTTCCTTATTTGGAATTTCACCCATCTGAGCATCAAATCGGTATGAGCAAGAGAGATCTTGAAATTTCCTTAAAAATTTCTTAGCTCTCTGAATACGAAAAATCCTCCTCAGTGCTGTTACAGCTCCTCCAATAAGGCAGCTGCACCAAAAAACAATCATCGCCCAAACAATAGGAACAATCAATTCCAAATTGTTGCCTCCTAAGAGGCATAAATAAGCGATCATCCAGCAAGTCATCAACCAGATAGGTGGCGACTCTTGGGCACAAAATGGGGCAAGCCTTTGGCATACTTGCATCTCCCGAACACAATTTCCGTATCTGCTAGCCTGATAAATAAATGTCATGCTGTGTTCAAGATAAAAGGAACATGGTTCCTTGGTTAATCGATCAGAAGATCAACCACTTACATTGAATGTCATGTAAAGCCTCATAAATCGTCTTACGGTAAAAAACCAGGGTTTCTTGGATAACCCCAAACATAGCGATAAAATTATTGACTAAAAATCAAAACAACGTCCTAGAATTTGTCTACACAAAGTAGCAAAAGTGCCATCATTGGGTGCCACCCCTCAGAGCACTTAATTCTGCGTGACTACCGGAACAGATAGTCTAAATCGAGTTTCACTTGACCATTACGTCGTCCCTTGCTAGTAGGGCATGTCTCGAACCGAATACTCTTTGTGCAAACGCCTTTTCGGCGAAAAGTGATTAAAAACTAAATCACGATGCAACCAAGTCAGGATTATCAATCCATAACCGATTACTAGACAGGTCAGTCTTACCTGTACCAAACTGTGCCACATCACTGTGACATAAAATGTGAATCTAAATTCAAGTGCCGCCTCTCGGTCGGTCTCATCAAGAACTAGACGCGCCTTCAAACGAAGGTACACATCAGTTCGGTAAACATATCATTAGAAATTAGAGGAATATTTCTTCAATGCTACCTATATAAAAATTTGTCATTCTTCATACGTCTGTCTTACGTCAGAAATGACTATCCTCTTGACAGGGGGGGTCCCATTATCCCGGGGAACGGGTATGATAAAGATTATATACAATGCAACTGTTAGTGTAGTAGAAGAGAGCGTCGTAACGCTCCAATCCACTACAAAACAAGTACACTGGGCGTAGTCAAACGCCAAATACAACAATAACTCCACATGCGCAAAACGCGC